AGGCGCGGTGGCTTTATTCAATTGGCGTCTGATGAGGAAGATGAACCGAAGTCTTTCCGCAGGAAAGAACCGTACTACTAAGGATAAAACATGGCTATTGAGAAGTCACTATATGCAGCGCCACAAGGCTTAGAAGAACTGGCCGCAATGGATCAATCATCTCCTCAAATTGAGATTGAAATTGAAGACCCCGAGTCCGTAACCATTGGTGTAGATGGTATGGAGATTGAAATTGTCCCTGATAAAGATTCAGAAGACGACTTCAATGCCAACTTGGCTGAGTTCATTAGTGAAGATGTTTTGCAAAGTCTTGCTGAAGAGTTGATCAGTGACTACGATGAAGACATAGCCAGTCGCAAAGACTGGATGCAGACTTACGTCGATGGCCTAGAGTTGTTGGGTATGAAGATTGAAGAACGAACAGAGCCATGGGAAGGCGCGTGTGGTGTGTTCCACCCCATGTTGTCTGAAGCTCTGGTGAAGTTCCAGTCAGAAACAATGATGGCAACGTTCCCTGCGGCTGGGCCAGTCAAGACCCAGATCATTGGTAAAGAGACACCCGCTAAGAAAGAGTCTGCACAGCGCGTAGCAGACGACATGAACTACCAACTCACTGATGTGATGAAGGAATATAGACCAGAGCATGAGCGCATGTTGTGGGGCTTGGGTCTGTCTGGTAACGCGTTCAAGAAGGTGTACTTTGATCCGTCGCTTGATCGCCAAGTGTCGTTTTTCGTTCCTGCTGAAGACATCGTTGTGCCTTACGGTGCGAGTAACTTAGAGTCTTCTCCGCGTATTACTCATGTGATGCGTAAGACCGAGAACGAGTTGCGCAAGTTGCAGGTCGCAGGGTTCTACATGGACGTGGACTTGGGCACACCTGACAACGTGCTGGATGAAGTTGAGAAGAAGATCGCAGAGAAGATGGGCTTTCGCGCCACTGCCGATGATCGCTTCAAACTCTTGGAGATGAACGTAGACCTCGACCTTGAGGGCTATGAGCACAAAGACAAGAAGGGTAACAAGACTGGCATCGCACTGCCGTATGTAGTCACCATTGAAAAGGGAACCAGCAACGTGCTGGCCATTCGTCGCAACTGGGAGCCAGATGATGAGACTTACACAAAACGACAGCACTTTGTCCATTATGGTTACGTTCCGGGATTTGGTTTTTACTGCTTTGGCCTCATCCACCTCATTGGGGCTTTTGCTAAGTCAGGCACTTCTCTTATTCGTCAGCTTGTCGATGCTGGTACTTTAAGTAACTTGCCCGGTGGTTTCAAAACTCGTGGCATGCGAGTCAAAGGCGACGACACACCGATTGCTCCGGGTGAATGGCGCGATGCGGATGTGGCAAGCGGCACACTGAAAGACAACTTATTGCCCCTGCCGTACAAAGAGCCAAGCCAGACATTGATGGCGTTGCTTGGTCAGATTGTTGAAGAAGGTAGACGCTTCGCTAATACAGCGGACTTGACGCTCAGTGATATGAGTGCGCAAGCGCCTGTGGGTACTACCTTGGCGATTCTTGAGCGCACATTGAAAAACATGTCTGCTATTCAGGCACGTGTTCACTACTCAATGAAGCAAGAGTTGGGTCTCTTGAAGCATATCATTGCTGAGTACACACCAGACGACTACGACTACCAGCCAAGCGAAGGCAGTCGCAAAGCCAAGAAGTCTGACTATGATGATGTGGATGTCATACCAGTCAGTGATCCTAATGCGTCAACAATGGCGCAGAAGATTGTGCAGTATCAAGCGGTGTTGCAGTTGGCCCAAGGTGCGCCTCAGTTGTACAACCTGCCACTCTTGCATCGTCAGATGCTCGATGTGTTAGGTATCAAGGATGCGCAGAAACTTGTGCCGATGGACGACGACCAGAAGCCGACTGACCCAGTGTCAGAGAATCAGAATGTGCTCAAAGGCAAGCCGGTCAAAGCGTTCCTGTCGCAAGATCATAAGGCTCACATTGTTGTGCACATGTCAGCGATGCAAGACCCCAAGATTCAGGCACTTTTGCAACAGAACCCGATGGCGCAGCAGATGCAGTCAGCCATGATGTCTCACATCAACGAGCACTTAGGCTTTGAGTATCGCAAGCAGATTGAGCAGACTCTTGGTATGCAGTTGCCACCACAGACAGATGAGTCTGGTGAAGAAGTTCAGATGTCTCCAGAAGTGGAAGCACGTCTGTCTCCGATGTTGGCGCAAGCCGCGCAGCAGTTGCTCCAGAAGAATCAGCAGGAAGCACAGCAGGCTCAAGCGCAACAACAAGCGCAAGACCCCATCGTGCAAATGCAGATGCAAGAGTTGCAACTCAAGGCGCAAGAGAACCAGCGTAAAGCTGCTAAAGACCAAGCCGACAACGCCATCAAAGCAGCGCAGTTGCAAGTCGAGCGTGACCGCATCCAGACACAGCAGGCCACTGATGACAAACGCATCAAGATGGACGCAGTGAAGATGGCCGCGCAGATGCAAGAAGACAAGCAGCGCCACATGATGGACATGAGTGTTGATGTTCTCAAACAACTTTCTAACAAGAGTGCAGAAGAGCAACTGCGGGCAATGCAGGAGCGTATCCAGATGAGACAAAGACAACCTAAAGGTGAATAAATGAATGGATTTGAAGTTCTTATCCAACAAGCGGACGAGAAGATTGACCAACTCAAGGACTACTTGGCCGAGGGCAAGGCCGAGTCCTTTGAGGATTACAAGAAACTGTGTGGTGAGATTCGTGGTCTGCTCATCATGCGGGGATACACCCTAGACCTGAAACAACGATTGGAGACTTCGGATGACTAGTTCCATCCTATTGGCTACAGACGCCAATAACCCACAAGTCGTGGGAACCTATAACTGGCAATCATCAATGGAGGAAAAAGGTAAGCAATTACCAAGGCCATCTGGCTACCGAATCCTTTGTGCAATTCCAGAGGCAGAGAAAGAGTTTGAGGACAGTGAGATTGGTATTATCAAAGCTGATGAAACCATGCGCAACGAAGAGACCCTCACAACGGTCTTATTTGTTGTTGATATGGGGCCAGACTGCTATCAAGACCCATCTAAGTTCCCTACCGGGCCGTGGTGTAAACCCGGGGATTTTGTCCTCGTGCGTCCACACTCAGGTTCTCGCTTGGTCATACATGGCCGTGAGTTCCGCATCATCAATGACGATACTGTCGAGGCCGTCGTAGACGATCCCCGTGGTATCAAACGTAAATAAAAGGAGCACAAAATGCCTTTAGACGACGACACAGAATTCAAGTTTCCAGACGAAGTTGAAAGTAAGGGTAAACCCTCACAAAACACAGAGCCTGAGATTGAGATTGAAATTGAAGACGACGCCCCGGCTGAAGACCGTGGCCGACAGCCCCTACCCAAACCTCTGGTTGAAGAACTAGAGAAGGATGAGCTAGACCAGTACGACGACAACGTAAAGACCAAACTCAAGCAAATGCGTAAGGTTTGGCACGATGAGCGCCGTGAGAAAGAGTCTGCCCTGCGCGAACAGCAAGAAGCTGTCGGTTTAGCACAACGCCTGCTTGAAGAGAATAAGCGCATCAAAGGCATTCTTACCAATGGTGAAAAAGAGTACGTCTCTACCATTCAGAGTAATGCTGATATGGAGTTGAAGATTGCTCAACGTGCTTATAAAGAAGCATATGAGGCAGGTGATTCCGACAAGATGATGGAGGCCAATCAAGCATTGCAGATGGCCAACCTGAAAGCCATACAGGTAAAAAACTTTCGTATGCCCTCTTTACAAGAGGAAGAATTTCAGGTACAACAGCAACAAGTGCAGTATCAACCTGCACCGAACATACCTGAACCGGACAATAAAGCAGTAGCGTGGCAAAAGCGCAATAGCTGGTTTGGACAGGATCGGAGTATGACGGCCTTTGCTCTAGGTTTACACGAAGACCTGAGAGACAATGGTGTAGAGGTTGGTTCTGATGAGTATTACCGCGAATTGGACAATACAATGCGCAAACGGTTTTCAGAGAAATTTGAAAGCCAAGAAGACAATAGACAGCAGACCCGGACAAGACCCGGTACTGTAGTCGCCCCGGCAGTTCGTAGCACGGCCCCTCATAAGGTTAAGCTAAAGCAAAGCCAAGTAAACCTAGCCCGAAAACTGGGTTTAACGCCAGAGCAATATGTGAAGGCACAACTTGAATTGGAGGCCCGTAATGGCTGATATTAAAGACAACAAACTCACACGCGAGTTGACAACACGTGCGGTACAGGAACGTCCCAAGCAGTGGGCGCAACCTGAACTGTTGCCCGAGCCAGACAAACAGCCCGGATACAACTATCGCTGGATTCGTGTTTCTACGATGAACAACGCTGACCCACGTAACTTATCGGCCAAACTCCGAGAAGGTTGGGAGCCAGTTCCCGTCGAAGAACAACCCAAATTTAGACTGTTAGCCGATCCCAATAGTCGTTTTAAAGACAACATTGAGGTTGGTGGATTATTGCTTTGCAAGACACCTACTGATTTTGTAGACCAGCGAAATGCCCATTTCGCCAAAGTCACTCAATCTCAGACAGATGCTGTGGACAATAGTTTCATGCGTCAAAGTGATGCGCGGATGCCGCTCTTCCAAGAGCGTAAGTCCTCGTCCAGCTTTGGCAAAGGTACTTAAATTTTTAAGGAGTCTTAAATGGCTTATCCCGTCGTCTCGGCCCCCTACGGCCTAAAGCCGATCAACCTGATCGGTGGTCAGGTATTTGCTGGTTCTACCCGCATTTACTCGATCCAGTATGGTTTTGCGTCAAACATCTTTTACGGTGATTTGGTCAATATTGTTCGTGGTTCTATTATTAAGAACACTGACACTACTGACTCTACTGGCAACGGTTTGGTTGGTGTGTTCTTGGGTTGTGAGTATGTAAACCCTACAACTAAGCAAACGCAATTTGCTCAGTATTGGCCCGCTGGTACTACTGCTACTGGTAGAGCTATCGTCTGTGATGATCCTGACACAGTGTTTAAAGTAGTAATGTGTTCCGCTACAACGGTCATTGCTTCTGCTTCTACTGCTCTGTTAGGTCAAAACTTTGGTTTGATTCAAAATGCAGGTAACGTCAACACAGGTAATTCTGCTGTTGCCGCTCTGTATGGCTCATCAAGCACAAGTGTTGATTTTGCTCTACGTGCAGTTGGTTTGGTTGAAGAAACTGCCATTCAAACTAGCGCAACTGGTTCATCTTCTTCTACTACCATTACATTGACTGGCTCTGGTTTACCTAGCGCGTTGGTGGTGGGTACAGAAGTTGGCTACCTTGCTGCTAATGGTCAGTACATTCAATCTGGCTCGTACGTATCTGCGGCTGCGGCTGCTGGTGCAACAACAGTGACCATCAATTCTGCGATTGCAGTTCCCGGCGGTATTACGGCTATTCCATCCGCTTCTACTATTCTTTTCACCCAGTATCCAGAAATGCTTGTCAAATTAAACTTTGGCACACATTCTTATTACACTGGCACAGCCGTCTAAGGAGCTAAATCATGGCTATTTCACGCGCACAACTACTTAAAGAACTTCTCCCCGGCCTGAACGCTTTGTTCGGTTTGGAGTACGCAAAATATGGTGAAGAGCATAAAGAAATTTATGAAACTGAAACCTCTGAGCGTTCTTTTGAAGAAGAGACAAAACTGTCTGGTTTCTCTGCTGCCCCCGTTAAAAACGAGGGTTCTGCCATTGCTTATGACAATGCGCAGGAAGCATGGACTGCCCGATACAACCACGAAACCATCGCTTTGGGCTTCAGCTTGACTGAAGAGGCTATCGAAGATAACTTGTATGACTCACTGTCTGCTCGTTACACGAAGGCTTTGGCCCGCGCTATGGCTTACACCAAGCAAGTTAAAGCTGCCGCTGTTTTGAATAACGGCTTCAGCAATGCTTACGCTGGTGGTGACGGTGTTGCTTTGTTTAGCGCATCACACCCTTTGGTGTCTGGTGGTACTAACAGTAACATCCCATCTACCCCTGCTGACTTGAACGAAACATCGTTGGAAAACGCTGTTATTCAGATTAGCTTGTGGACAGACGAGCGTGGCTTGTTGATCGCCGCTAAACCTAGCAAATTGGTGGTTCCACCTGCACTCCAGTTCACGGCAACTCGCTTGCTTGAGACTGAATTGCGCGTGTCTACTGCTGACAATGATATCAACGCATTGAAGAACAATGGCTCTATCCCCGGTGGATATACCATTAACCACTTCTTGACTGATACCAATGCTTGGTTCTTGTGCACAGACGTGCCTAACGGTATGAAGCACTTTGTGCGTTCGCCTTTGGCTCAGTCAATGGACGGCGACTTCGATACAGGTAACGTTCGTTACAAGTCTCGTGAGCGTTACAGTTTCGGCTGGTCTGACCCATTGGGCATGTTCGGTTCTGCCGGTGCTTAATATTTCTTAGGAAATATTTGAAAGGGGGCCTTGCGCCCCCTTTTCTTTTGTTGTATATTGCTTTCAACCCGGGGTTATCCGGTGCATTAGACAGTCCCGGCTGACGACATACAGACTAATGCACTTCACTTGTATGTAAGGAACCATCATGGCAAATACCACGTTCTCCGGCCCAGTCATATCTAACAATGGCTTTATTGGCGGAACAGCTTCTTCTCCCATCGTTGAAACCACCGCAGGCAATGTGTCTGAATCGTACGTTACGACTTCAGCCGCTACGGGTGATACACGTTTGTCGTACAACCTGTTGACTTTTACCTCTACAGGTTCTGGCGAAACTATCCGTGCTTTGACTCGCGTCACTGGCGCTGGTGGTGCTACAGGCGGCACGATCAACGGCGCTCACATCAGCTTGAGCATCAACGGCTCTGGCACCATCTCTGGCGCAGGTAACGCTCTTCGCGCTACTTTGGGCGGCACATCTACAAACCCCGGCGGTACGATTGCAGCTATTCAAGCTGACTCTAACTTTGCTTCTGGTGGCTCTTGGACTGGCGCTTCGTTTATTCGCTTTACAAACAGCGGCACTGGCACAGTAGCTAACTTGTTTAACGTTCCATCTGGCATGATTACAGCCAATACCCAAGGCGCAGCTACAAACTCATTGAAGATTGTGGACAGCGCAGGTACTGCGTACTACATCATGTTGACTACAACAAACAGTTAATATGCAGATCACCAAGGAATTCTTGGAGTCTGAGATTAGTGAACTTGAGACTGAAGCACAGAAGGCCCAAACCTTTTTGACTCAGGCTCAAGCCACAATCCAAGCGTACAAGATGCTCATAAACAGGCTAGAAGCACCAGAACCGGAGCAGCAAAATGACGATGCAATATGACGTAGAGTCGTATCACAATACCGTTTCGGGCGTAGCCGTGCCGTATCGTACCCGTTTGAAGGGCGTTGTGCTCTCTCCTACAACGTCTACTACATACAACATAGCTTTCGCCAATAATGTGGCCCAGTCTGGTACGTATGACATCCCCGGGACTACAGTTTGTACAGTGACTATTGCAGGTCATGGTGTTGCTGTGGGTTCACGTGTGTGGCTACAGTTTGCTGATGGTGATGGCGTTAGCAATATGTATGTGGTAACAGCAGTAACACAGAATACTTTTACGGTGACAACAGGGACGTTAACTACCTCTGGTGATGTGACTGTGTACAACCAAATTTTGGTTGAGATTGATTGCTCAACTGCCACTTCGTTCTATACGTTCATTCCGGGCGAAGGTGTTTTGGCTTTAGATGGTATTTATGTGGGATTACCCGCAGCAAGTGTCGTAACCTCAACCATTTTTTATGGATAAGGGGTAAGCCATGACAATGCAGTATGACGTTAAAGCAATCCATCAAAGTGCTTCGGGCACGGCGGTAAGTTACGCTACACGGTTAAAAGGCATTACTGTAACTTCTGGCACATCTTCAATACGT